TCCAGACCGCCGTAGCCGGTGAACAGCGAACCGATTGTTGTCATGGTCGGTCGCTTTCGTTGATGAGGGTTGCGAGGTCGTCGCGGATGTTCGTCGCGTGAGCGTTGTCGACATACGCGGGGGTCACGGCGGCATCGGCAATGGCGCTGATCAGGAGAGTAGCGAGGTTCCTATACCAGTCTGCGGAGTGCGCATTTTGCCCATCTATTCCGTAGAGAAGTACACATTCGGCAGCGATCTTTGTCGCTGTTTCATGTAATTCCTGTGCCACGTACAGAGCGATTTCAGGCAGAGTATCGTGGGCGTTTTGCATTGAAGGGACTGGTCTTGGAAGTTTTTTGGGGACGCCGTCATTGATGGACACGATGTCACCGGGGAAAGCGACGAATTCATACTCGGACTCTGACGTGGTACGAATGTAGTCGAGTGGTACAGCGTCATGACGCGACGGTGCGACCGGCACTACTTCGCAATCAATCCCGTGGGCACGGAGTTGTTTCACCGATAGGTCTAGGTTGTTGAGAATTGTGATTTGCGTGCTCATTTATT